TGGCTACTGATGATAGATCTTTAAATGTTTTCATAACCCTCTAGAATTAATTTGCAATATCTAATTTATATTTATATGTTTTATATCCTTTATCTGTTCATATTTTATATTAGTGTTATCAATGAAGACAAAATTACTACTATACACATAATCACCAATGCTTTATAATACATTACAATAGGCGTTTTAAAATATCTCCACCCTATAAACACACATTTATGTACAGGACTTAAAATATAACCAGCATAATCCAATGCAAAAAACCAAGCCAAATATTCTATTCCAAATATTGTAGTAGCAACAACAGTAAGAGCGGCAAATCTGCTACTGCTTCCTAAGAAAAAACTTCCAACAAAACTAATAATAGACATTTCTAATAATCCAAGACCAGCAGAAGTACTAAAAAACTGTATCTCATCTGTATATTCTCTAGCAAAATTACCAAAAATTATAATCAAAGCAAGAAGTCCTATTAATTGCCAATCAACTAATGTTGTAGGATCTGGAATACCCTCTTGTCTATCAGGTTTTAATACAGCAGGCATTATATCAACATCCTCTTCTTTCAATACTACAAACAAATAATATAATACAACACTTAAACATCCTATCAACAACGGCCACACATAACTAAACATTTCCCAATATGACAAACCAAAAGCCGCCATTGGAAGAATGATTGTTTTTTCTAACGGACTCCACAAGTAATAATGATGTGTAGAAAGATAATCAATTATTCCTAATTTTTCTCTACTTTTCTTTTCATCAGAAGATATGGTATCTAAAATTCCTGCTGAAACTGTTACTCTTCCTGGTATAGGAAGCACTCCAGTTAATGCACTAATTAAAGAAACCACTGCACGTTTTGATTTTATACGATTTACTATGAATTGATAGATAGGAAAAAACCAATTATAGTGTTTTGCATATCCAGCAATCACCATAATGCCTGCCAGATAAAATAAATACCATTGATTATTAATCAATAGATTTAATAACGTTGGAAAGACTTCTAATGTCATATCAATTAATTACCCTGTACACTTTCAAACCATCCCGTAATATAATATTTTTCGCCTTGCAATGGAGGCAGGCCTCTATGAAAATGAGTAAAATGTGCTGGCCAAATAAGTGAACGACCAAGAACTGGTTTAATTCTTTTTGATTGATGTAAAAATTCTGTTTCTCCCCCTTCTTCAGGACATTTTATATAAGTCATAAACGCCAACACTCTATTTTGAACATCATGTTGTGCCGCTTCATAATGCCATATATGATATCCTTGTCCCGGTCTTACTTTATGAATTTTAAACGAATAGCTTCGCAAGTTCATATACTGTATATGATATTTTTGTGTATAAGCTAGAAAACATCTTTGAAGATTTTGATAATAATCATTACACAAAGCGTACGGAAGTGATCTATGATAAACAGATGATATTGTTTTGTCTGCAGGAGACGATCCAGGAAAATGAAGAGCTTCGTCTTCTCTCATTATTGATGCTTCTCCATCATCATTAGATGTTGGTTGTTTACCAGCTAAAGTAGATCCAATTGTAAAATTTTTAGTTGAACACCATTCAAACCATTCAACAAATGTATTGCACAATTCTGATGATAACGTATTTTCAAATATTCCAATAAAATCTTCAAACGTATCTTTTTTTTGAATATTTTGTTTCATTATTTTCCTTCAACATGTGTTGTATATGCATTTCTTATTAAATTTCTTGCATATTGAAATGCCATATAATTAAAGTATTTAAATTTTCGTAACCATTGATCATCTTTTTCGTTTTTATCCCTAACTATAAAATCGTATGTTTTTTCTGTTAAGGGAATTAATTGTGCAATTGGAGTACCAGCCTTCATTGTAGCAGATCCTATTGTTTTATTCCAATATCCTTGAACATTAATTTCAGAACTGTAACCAGGATCTAATATTCCCATACAGGCTTCAAAATCAAAATAATCAGTATATGGTACGGGTATCATTAAAAATTTTAATCCGTTCGGCGCCAATATGTGCCAGGGAGTATTTAATTTTAATATAGATGGCGCACTCCAAGGTCGCTTAGGAATATGTTTTGCAACAGTATCAGGTGATTGCGCTTGAATAACATCTTTCCCTAATATCGTATTTACCATCTTATCGGGTAAATTATATTTAAATCCCTCTTTAGAACCTATAATTTCTAAGTCATGCCATGCTGATATAATATATCCAGTTCCAAATAAATGAAAAATTCCTGGACATCTTGTTATATGATGTTGGAGAGCATTACCTTGATTTTTTTGCTGAACAATAAATTCCTTTCGGGCCTCATTAACCCAAGACGGAAAAACTTCTCTTGCTGATCTTATAGGAAATGTTTCTGCTACACCTTCTATAGACGAAAAAAATTCAATAGTCTTCTTGGCCATCTGTAATAAATTTCACGTTAAAACTTATGTTAAAAGCAATAGAAAGTCGTTCTTTGCTAGATGTATTTGGTTCGATATCATGTGGCACCCATCCTGGAAAAACCACTAAATCTCCATTTTTAGGAGTATAAGACATAACTGATACCCATGGTGCAGTTGCATGACAATTTTCTGTAATGTTGGCTGGATTATAAAAACAAATATCTCCTGTATCTTCTGCTTGCAAATAATAAACAGCGGCATATTGAACCGCTTGATGACTATGTACAACATTTCTACTACCTGGATCATTAATATTTGTCCAATATTGTAAATCTAATTCTCCTTGTTGTTTTAATTTTTTTGCATATGTAGGATCATCAATTGAATAATGTTGCATTACTTGGTCAACAGAATCTTGTAATTCATCAAAAAACCAATCAAAATTATTATATTTAAAACTAGAACGCCAACATCCGTTATTAGTATATCTCATAACATATGGTTCGTTTTTTTTATGCCAGAATGACTGCTCAATTAAATCATTTATTTGTTCTTGTGTTCCAATGTTTTTCACAAAAAGGTCTGCCCTGTGTAATGGAAAAATATCTACTTTTTTCATTTAGTCTCTCCGGAGTTTGTTATAAGCGTTTTTTTGACATCAAAAGAAACTGTTCTACGTTCACCTTCACATGAAAATGGATTTACAGCATGAAAAAGTCTTGATGGAAATAAATAAAAATCACCCACTTCAGGAAAAATTAAGTGACAACCTTCTTCTGCATCTTGAGCATTTCTCATTGAATTATTAATAAAAGTTATCGTACCATCGTAAATATGCTCGATTTCACAGCTTTTAGAGAAGAATTCGTCTGGTAGTTTTAATACTATAATAGCTGATAAATCTGGACCATGACTATGTGGAGGTTGATAATCATGTTTATACATACTATTCACCCAACATTGATCCATAGTTACACTACATTCCTTTAACGGGGCAGGGGAGGATTCAAGTTGATTCAAATTTTCAAAATAGTATAATGCACTATCTAAAAAAACTGATAATATACCTTTTTCTTTTAATGTATCAATTGGTATTTCAAATTGTCTTTTTATATTGTGAGTAAATGGATGTAAGCAGACTGGTGTATCTTTATTATCAATAAGCTCATCTGTTATTTGTAAAAGTTCATGAAATACATCATCTCTTAATTTCCATTTACCTATCGTAGGCCCAAAAGGCTGTATTTTTATCATGGGGCAAACCATTCTTTATCATGCCCGCTCTGATTAACATGCATTGTATTAAAACTTATAACATGTCTTTCGTCATCCTTGGTTTGTACATCTGTTCCATGCTCTAACCAACTTGGAAATATATACAAATGTCCTTCTTGTACTGGAAGAGTTACTTTTACAGCATTAAATCCTGAAACCCCATTATACAACTCACACATTCTATATGGTTCTGTAGGATTCTTGAAAGTTAATCCTACAGAATTTATCGAACATTTTGGATAATATGCACCAGAGACAATGCTTGCAGGATGTCTATGTTCTTTTAAACTTGAATTCCTAGTCATAACACTAAACCAACTATTAACAATTTGTAAGTCTTTTAATCCTATTAGCTCTTTATATTCTTCCAAACATGTATCAAAAGTTTTTTTTAATGATCTAAATTCTGTTTTATCCAATAAACTTACACTAGGATCATATGTACTAAATCCTCCACCATCAAGCAGGGGATGTTTTTTCATTATATTTTCATACATTTTCAAATCTTCTTGAAGAGATTTAATTCCAATTGGAATTTTAAATTCCGCTACTGCTATTGGAAATATGTCATGAAGTTTCATATATTCATTTATAATAATTATAGTTTATAACGATTCTAATTTTTTCATCTGTACAAGATGTTCCAAAATGTCTAGTACTGGCTGGAAATTCAACATACCTATTAGCAACACTTTCTACAATTGAACCATCTTCTTCAAATTTTGTATATCCATTATTAGTATTTACATAAAGAATTGCTGTAGTCCATTGTTCTAATTTCTTTGGTTCATCTTTAATATCACCAATATCAACATGATATGTGCTTGGAATAAATTCAGGTGTTCTAGTAAATAAATGAACTACCATATTTCTTATTGAAATCGGGTTCGTCATTTCTATTAACGGAGTTAAAATATCCTTATTACCCACAGGAGATGTTGGAGTAAAATCTTCGTACAAACAATGAGAAAAATGAAAATATTTGCTATCATCATTAATAAGTTCTTCTTTATCAACAAAGAATCCAACATAATACCACGGAAACGGCTTATTCAGAATGCATTCCTGTAAATTATGAAAATCTTGTTTTGAAAGAAAATTATCAATTAAATTATATGTCATTTAAAATATTCCCCATTTGCCCACGCCGCCACACTATATCTCACTCCTTTTGTAACCTCTGTAACTTCATGAACTATATAAGAAGGAAAAAATGTTGCTATATTAACTTCTTTGGACATGTTTAATGAATTTTTACTTGTAAAGAAAAGTGTTTCACCACCCTCATAATCATTAGATAATGGTATAATTACAGATAGTTTTCTATCTGAATCATGCCCAGACATATCTATATGTTTACTAAAAAAATCACCTGTATCATATTTTAATATAGAAATTTCTTTAACATGTGTGATATTAAAATCATAATTCTTATTTGCTTCATGAGATCCAGAAAGTAATTTATCAAATAATAAATTATGACTTTTATTAATCCACTTAATTTTCGTTTTGCGTTCTAATTGTTGATTATATGAATCTGAATTACCAGCGGTAGCCGTAAACCATTCACCATCGCTTATAATATTATTTATTTGCTCTAATTCTTCTTTAGAAAAGAAGTTTGGTATACTATAAAAGTTCATTTGTATTTAAATAGGTTAAATTTGGTTCCCATCCTAATTCATTAGCGAAAGTATTAAACGACATACTATACCTAGTGTCTTTACTTTTATTTGGAAGAACTGCATGCCAAACATTTGACGGAAATATAATTAATTCACCATCTTCCATAGGAAACATTATCTGCTGTGAATTAAAAATATTATATTCTTCTATCATAGGCATAAAAGACTGTCGATCTACTCTGCTAAATTGTATAGGCGGCATAGTAATATCTTGTTTAAAATAAAACACTCCGCTAACAAGACTGTTTGCATGATGATGAACTGGATGTTCTGTATTCGGCAGATTCTTATTACACCATGATTGTGTGATTATCATTTTTTGTTTAGTTTTCCAGATTCCTACTGTAAATTTATTCAAACTTTCATAAATAAAATCTTTAATCTTCGATAGTTCTTTGTGTTTCAATAAGTAAGTATCTTTTGATTTCACATTTCCATTTTCTGTATGTTTGTTGTCATATTCTAAATTTTGAATAAATTTAAATTCTTCTTCAATTGTATCAGGATACTTAGTAATTAATCCAGGTGCAGGAAAAAATTGTAATACTTGCTCGTTTTCTTTGAAATATTTTTCTTGTATTGTCATAAGTAATTTATATTAATATTAATTCTTGCAAAATCTGATGTAGTAGTAGTTGAACAATGTTTTTGGCTTGCATCAAAAATCACTATTCTATTTGCGACACTTTCTATCTTAGTACCATCTTCTAGCTTAGTATATCCATCACAAGTGTTAAGCGATAATAATGCCGCATAATGAGGAAATTCATAATCAATATGCATTTCGTGTTCATATAAAGTTTTTCCAGAATATGGATAAAGATTAGCTTTTGCACGTATCATAGATTTTATATTTAATTTCTCTAATATAGGAATTATCTTATCAACATGTGAACTACATGGATGGCCGATTCCACTAACTCCTTTTCCCTCATTTACTATAGTATTTGAATAAAACATATGAGTAAACATAGATAAATTGTCATTTTTTTGTGGAATTGTAACCTTTTTTTGCACACACCAATCTAATCGTTCATTAATCATGAAATTATTTTCATCATAGAGGAATGTCAAGTTATGAAAATCTTCCTGCTTTAAAAAGTTATCTATTATTTCTATCATGCTTTCTTAACCACAACTACATATAAACCATTCCACCATTGGGAAAAATTTTCTACACTATTAAGCATTTTTTTATCATACATGGGAATTAAACCAGAATCACGAATTCCTTCATTTGCGCCAGAAACTACTCCCTCCCAATTTGCATCATCAAAAACTAAAATGCAAATATCAGCAAAACAATCTTTATAATATCGAATCGTTTCTCTGACACTATCATTATCATGTGGACCATCATGAAAAAACAAATCTATATTATTAATTTTTGAAATGTCTACTGAGAATATGTCTGAATCATGTATAATTACTTTTTTATTGCCTATATTATCTAAGAATAATTCTTTACTATTTTTAGGTAATGACATACCTATTGCACTTGGTGGTGCTATATTTCCGCCATAATTTGTAAGGAATTTTCTTTCTTCTGTTTCAGCTTGAATATCTACCGACCAATTATCTACACAATGTATTTCTTCTAATTCATCTGAAACAGCCATTGTTACAGTTCCAAACCCACTACCTATTTCTAAAAATCGTTTACAATGTGTAGATAATCCAAACATTAATTTTTGAACCCTAGGTGAAGATAGCCCTTCAGTTGGTATATCTAAATGATAATTAACTGAATTAACTAATTCTTTTGTAACTGCTAAAACTAATGGATGTGCTTGCTCGTTTGATTTTGCTTCGTATACTTGATCACAATAGTTACAATCCCAACAATCAAATTTACAATTTTTTATTTTTTCTCGCCATAAATTTATTGTTTTACTGTTATCTAAAAACGATAATTTTTTTCTACCTTCGGGCCCATACCAATCAAAATTATCATATAAAAATTCTTCATTATCAGCATATCGTTTAATAATATCCATAGTTTCATATATACGAGGAACCGATTCCCTTCCATGCATTTTAAATACTTGAACATAATTTAATAACTCATCCCAATCTTCTTTCCATGGAGGAATATCTGCTGTTTTCAATGGAGTTGACGGATCTTCGTAGTCCCATTTAGGACAAGATACTCTTGATATAGAATCATTAAAATATTGTGGGGCACTATCGAAACTGCCTTTATCTCTCCTGGATCCTGCCCGATGCTTACCTTTCTCATCTTCTTCATCAATGATTACTTTTGATAAATCCATTCTAGTATTATTGAACTGATAATGTTCATCCATCATAGGACAATTACCTATACACCCTTCATTACCTAATAATGATAATACTACATCATATTTGTCAGCGGCTTGTTTCATTCTAATTAAAGAATCCCTATCACGCATTAAATCACGATCTATATTAATATAATGAAATCCCGCTTCTGCTAATTTTGCTATTTCATTTGGGCGGGTAACATTTCTTAATATAGTATTTTTTACAAGTAATTCTGGAAACGCTTTTTGTATTTGTCCTGTAGCCATCCAATGCGTATGGGGTATTGTAGCAATTCGTATACCCGATTCATATAATTGTGTAAAGTTTTGTATAAAGAGGTCTAGATTGGCTTGGGTGGGTTTTACTTGAATATTATTAAATGTAGCAGATATTTTAATACCAAGAGTTTCTTGTATATGTAATGCATTTTCAACTGGTCCATAAGGATCATCGACAATTACATCACCCATTGCATCTTGAACAAAGGGAGGCATTCTACAAGTAAAATATAAATCATAAATTAAATGCTTATATGCACCACAAAAATTAAAGAATTCGTGAAATTGTTGTTCTGATAATTTGATATTAATGGGGACAGAAAAAATCATAATATTTGCCTTACATATTAAATTTAAATTATAAATCCACTGTTGCATTTACAAAAGTGGCAGGATCATATCCTGCTGTTGTAATTCTATCTTCATTCAAATAAAAACCAAAATGGTGTGCATTAACAACATGAAGTTCAAGTAGGGTAGCACATGCTCTCAATTCAGCTTCTATTTTTTGTTTTTTTGCTAATAAAACCGCTAGTTTTTCATAATAATTTTCGATCGCAGTACCAACTTTTGACACCATTTGTGCTATAGTTATATCTCTTGCTTCTGCGAGTTTTGTTAATAACGGTGTGCTTGCAGTATTATCAGCATTATATGCTTCTGCTTCTTTACGTTGTTGATCCCAGGAAAGAGACTCTATTTCAGATATATGTAGTTGTTCTTCTTTTAATCTTTTATTGTATACACAATCTAAAACCAACTTATTATATATTTTTAAAAATTCCATTCCATTAGACTTATCTGCATCAGTCAATGTATATTTTATTTTGTGGACCACAGTTGGTTGTGATATTGGGACCCCAAGATCACCATCTGATCTTGCGATATAATATTCCCCTGTTTTTGTTTCTTCTGAATCTATTCTTTCTTCCAATGATTGACATATTGTATCAAGTTGCCAGTCTACTGTGTCGTGATTATCTGTTAATTTAACACTAATAGTTTCTCGTTGTACCCATGCAAATTTATAAGCCAATGCAATTTCATCAGTTGGAAATATTGCATAATGAAGATTTTCAAGATATTCCCGTTCTATAACATCATCTGGTAGAAATGCTATATTATAGTCCTCGTAACTACCAACCTGTTGGAGTGTGTTTGGCACTAGTTGGTGCGATTCTAGCTTGTATAGTACGTACATTTTCTAATTTCTTTCGTTCTTGTTCATCTTTTTCTGAAAACATTTCAATTTCTAATTGTGAAACAAGTTTTCCAGGAGGCGCTCCTTCTTCTAGTTGTTTATTAACTCTAGCTTGAAGTCTATTATTTCTAAGTTCATTTTTTGTATACAATTCAATTGCTAAACACATTACTTCTTCTTGTTGTTCTCCATCCATTTGAAAGATTGCATCCATATTACCTATACCTGGTCTACCATATGCAATCCAATCTAAAGCACATTGTTTTGCCATTCGATAAGTCCAATGCTCTTTTTCTAATTCTTCGCATACATCATCATCATCTAATAAATCAATTAGTAACCTACCATCTTTATATTTGCCAATTGGTGAATCATTAAATTCTCTTATTAATCTTAAATATTGATTTCTTTCTTTTTGTGAAAATCGTAAATTAATTTTTAATTGCTTTAAAGCTCTTTGATGTTCATTGATTTCTATTTTTAATAATCGAGCATTATAAGTATTTGGATCTGATTTATTATATGCTTCTTCATCTCTCTCAAGTTCTATTTCTTTTAAATCAATTTGATATTCATTATGTTCAACCAATCCCTGTCTTCCTTGTACTTCTAATAGGTATTGTGATAGTCTCTTATACGGTGTAATTTGAGCGCCACCAACAAATTTATCTGCCTTATAAAAAGGCATACTGCTATCAAGTTGCATTGAATGTGTAATCCAATTCTTTTCGTCTTGGGGTAAATTTCTAGAATTGGTAGACTCTTCTAATAATTGATTAACTAAATCATTATATCTTACTTTTCCGTGTTCAGCCCATTTATGTTTTTCTCGATTTTTATGTTCTTCCATAATTTCCTCATTATTATTATTATTATATTAATCAGCCTTTCCAAGCTCCGTGACCAGACGAACTTCCAGGTTGACCCGATCTTAAAGACCCACCACTTAGTTGTGATCCCGAATCAGTTGCATATGAAAATTTCCATCCTTTGTTATTTTGAAGTCCATCATACATGCCCATCATATATTGCCAATCTTGACCCATATCAAAATTTTCTTCACCACAATTGCCATGTGGTTTACTCACATTACCAATATTAGTATCATTTGAATGTTGCCATCGTCTTAAAGTATATCCACCAGAATAAGATCCTTCATTTCCACAATAGCTTTTTCCATACTTAGAACAGAGGCCTTTTTGTTGTCCACCGTTAGCCCATTTTGTTCCACTATTTTGAGCGGCAAATGTTGCTATCGATGTATCTGTATCAAAGATAGCTTTTCTTCCGTAACTCTGATCCCAACAATATCCTGCATTCTCTCCACTAAATCCAGAACTATTATCATTAGAAGCCCACGTAAATCCACCAGAATATTGAGAAGATGTATACATAGTGCCTGTGGTTAAATTATGTGTATCTGTATAATTACTTCCACCAGAAGCAATATATCCAAAATAATGTTCTTGAAACATTGCGGCAGAATCACCTCGTCCTGTTTGCATGTTCGTTCCTCCACCATAACTGTTGTTTGATTCTGTTGCCATATTAATTGAAACAGTTTGTGAAGAAAATCCTGGATGAACACTATCAGCCGAATATAACCATGCATGTGTCAAACTACAATTACCAGAAGTATATGATCCTGCATAAGATAACATATCTCCTAAATTTGTACATGTATCAGTTGAATGCATCATTCTACATACATTTTTCCATGGAGAGGCAGATTTATAGCCCCCAAGAGCATAACCAGTTGTTATAATTGTACGATACTTGTAAGGTCCCTTACCGCCTAGAAGTTCCCATTCACCCGCTGGCGCATTACCAACACAAAAAACAAACAGTTGTGATTTGTCGGTATCGTAAATAACTTGACCATCAACTCCGGCTGGCCTGCCGGCTGTAGTATATCCTGCATGTTTTATTGACATTTTACACCTCGTCTAACATTAATTTATAGCGTTTTCCACTTTTTCTATTTATTAAATACAAGTGTTCTTCTCCCTCCTGAAACGTCCATGAACCCTTGGTTCCATCTATTTCATTACCAGCATGATCAGGATGATCATTACTCATATTTATATCATTGGTAAAAACATCATCACATGATAAATCTCCATTTACATCAAGTTTATAAGTTCCCGTACTCGAAGAACCGATAGCAACATTGCCTCCGCTAAAATAAACATCAGCACCTGTTGTTGTCCACGGAGAACCTCCTGCCATTCCTGTACCATCTGTAACCTGAATATCATTTCCCGCATCCGTAGTATAATATAATTCGTTTGGTGTTTCACTTTTGATCCACAATTGACCATATGCGGCAGTATCTCCATCAGCAGATGCTTGCTCTTTTACTTTAAGTGTTCCATCAGCAGTTATTGCACCACCAACTGACATTGAGCCGCCATCATCCCCAACCAGATCCCCTGAGACAAGGGCTGATCCTTTACCAGAATGAATTGGTGTTCCGTGTTTAGATAATTGTCCGCCTCCGATTATTCTCATTTTATGTTATCTCCATTACACTTATTGTTGCATTAAATGAATTGGTAGTATTGGTTGCTACTTTAATAATATCACCTGTTTCTAAAACGCATTTATTACCTGACATCATTTCCAATACACCACCAGAATCTAAAGAAGTATCTTTAACCCAATATACTGATGCACTAGGACTTGCATCTACAATTTGAATATCTACTTCAATTCCTGATCCTGTTATATTTGTTACAGACACCCCTAAAACAACCGCAGTAGTTGATCCAGGAACAGTATAAAGAGTTTCTAGAGTGTCCGCAGTATATGTTGATTTATCAAGAGTCTTCAACTTAAAAGTATTTGCCATATTTTATTTATCCTAGTGCTATTGCTAAAGCCGTTGCATCATCTGTTGTGGCGGCTGGATTTCCACTAATATTTATATTGTTTCCATTGACGGTTGTTGCTTGTAATGTTCCATTTAAGGTTGCTACTGTTGGAGATCCTGTAACAAGTGTAAAATCAGTTGTACCTCCAAAACCAGAAGTAGCATGAAATTGAATGCGAGCATTTCCTCCCGCAGGGGCGCCAGTACCATCTGCTCCAGAAGTTCCAGAAGTTCCTGCAGTTCCAGAAGATCCTTGTCCAACAGTTATCATCGCCCATCCTGCTATTGCAGAAGGAAATATTATTTTTATAGTATCATCATCATTATATTGAATTGTTTCTGGAACAATTACATTATAATTAGTATCACAAACTGCCATTGCCACAGGTCGTGTATTTAAAGTATGAGCTATTAACCAAACGGATGCCGCTGAAACTTGTTGATGAAGAAAAGAACCACCGGCCGCTCCATCACTTCCAGAAGTTCCAGCACTTCCAGCAGATCCAGCAGAACCAGCACTTCCTGCAGAGCCAGCACTTCCAGCAGATCCAGCACTTCCTGCAGAGCCAGCAGAACCAGATGAAGCATATGTTAATCCAGCAGATCCAGAAGTTCCTGCAGTTGCCGAAGATCCAGATGAACCAGCACTTCCAGAACTTCCAGCAGAACCAGATGATCCAGAAGAAGCATATGTTAATCCAGATGACCCTGCGCTTCCTGCAGAACCAGCACTTCCTGCGCTTCCTGCAGAGCCAGCAGAACCAGCACTTCCTGCGCTTCCAGCGGAGCCAGCACTCCCTGCAGAGCCAGCACTTCCAGCAGAACCAGCACTTCCTGATGAAGCATATGTTAATCCAGACGATCCAGCAGATCCAGCACTTCCTGC